GTCATGTATATCCACAATACTGGTGGATCGACAAAACACATTACTGTGGTGTGGAATGATGCAAGTGCCGCTACTTCCTACGACATCCTGACTGAATACAACTTTACTTCTAAGCAATACCTTCAATTTGATGGCAATGCTTATATCGTTTTGGAAGAAGGCGATAAGATTCAAATTACGACTGAAGCGGGTAGTTCATTCAGTTTTATCGCCACATTTGAAGTTTCAGGAGCGCAACGAACATGACCTACTTAGAACTTGTTAACGATGTGCTAGTTCGCTTGCGTGAAAGCACAGTAACGACTGTTGGCGAAACAACCTATTCTTCTTTGATTGGCAAGTTTGTCAACGATGCTAAGAGACAGATTGAAGACTCTTACAACTGGAATTGCCTTGCTCAAACAATTACAGTAACGACTACCAGTGGTACAAGTTCTTATGCTTTGACAGGTGCGGGGCAGAAGTTTCGTGTTAATGATGCAATCAACACAACAAGTTTGATTGGTCTTCGCAATATTGAGTTTGTGGACATGAACCGCAAACTAAACCTTGGTGCGCCTTCTCAATCTATTCCTTCAGAGTTCTGCTTTAGCGGTGTAGATGGTAGTGGAGACACCAAAGTAGACTTGTTTCCAGTTCCTTCTGGTGCTTTTACTCTGTTGTTTGACCTTACAATTCCACAGGCTACTTTGTCTGCTGATGGCACATCTGTCAAGGTCTTAGACTATTTGGTTGCTCAGAGTGCGTATGCTCGTGCTTTGATTGAGCGTGGTGAAGATGGTGGAACAAACTCTAATGAGGCTTATGCTTTGTTTAGAGGAATGCTCTCTGATGCGATTGCATTGGAGTCCACTCGTTATCCTGAAGACAACTTTGTGGCGGTCTAATGGCATCAGCACTTCAAAGTTACAGTCTCTCAGCACCAGGCTTTTATGGCCTGAATACTGAAGATTCGCCCCTTGATTTAGGCTCTGGCTTTGCTTTGGTTGCGACTAACTGCATCTTGGATCAGTATGGTCGTATTGGTGCTAGAAAAGGTTGGTCAAGGGTTAATGCTTCCTCTGGTGCTTTGGGTGCTAACGATGTTGGTGTGATCCATGAGTTAGTGCAGAACGATGGCACTCTTACAGTTCTATTCGCTGGCAACAACAAGATATTTAAGCTTGGTACTGCTAATGCGGTGACTGAGTTAACCTATGGTGGTGGTGGTTCTGCTCCTACTATCACTGCAAATAACTGGCAAACTGCATCCTTAAACGGGATTGCTTACTTCTTTCAAACAGGTCACGATCCTCTGATTTATGACCCCGCAGTAAGTACAACTACTTATCGCAGAGTTTCAGAGAAGTCAGGCTATGTTGCTACTGTTCCTCAAGCAAACATTGCTATTTCAGCATTTGGTCGTTTGTGGGTAGCTAATACGTCAACTGACAAAGTAACAGTTACCTTCTCTGATCTAATTGCAGGTCATGTATGGGGTGGCGGTACTTCTGGCTCATTAGATGTATCCCGTGTATGGCCTAATGGTGCTGATGAAGTGATGGGCTTGGCAGCGCACAACGATTTCTTATTTATCTTTGGTAAACGACAGATTCTTGTCTATTCTGGTGCTTCAACACCCGCATCTCTTGTTTTGAGCGACACAGTAGGTTCTATTGGGTGTATCGCAAGAGATACCATTCAAAGCATTGGCTCTGACGTTGTTTTCTTGTCAGACTCAGGTGTTCGTTCATTGATGAGGACTATTCAAGAGAAGTCTGCACCTTTGAGAGATTTATCTAAAAATGTTCGTTTTGACCTGAATTCAGCATTGTCAAGCGAGACATTGGCTAATTTGAAGTCTGTTTATTCAGAAAAAGAAGCCTTTTATTTGCTTGTTTTACCAACAACATTCCAAGTTTACTGTTTTGATACCAAGCAATCTTTGCAAGATGGGGCTTCCCGTGTAACCAAATGGGACTCAATTAATCCTACTGCCTTGCGTTCTTTGCGTAATGGTGACTTGTACATTGGCAAGAATGGCTACATTGGTAAGTATGGAACTTATCTTGATGATGCCAATACCTATCGATTTGCGTACTACACCAACAATGCTGACTTGGGTAATCCCAACATGATTTCTATTCTGAAGTCTGTAACTGCCATTGTGATTGGTGGATCAAATCAGTTTCTAACGATCAATTGGGGTTTTGATTACTCTGGTTCTTATCGAGCAGAGAACGTCTATATCCCTACAACATCCAGTTATGAGTATGGGACTGCTGAGTACAACATTGCTGAATACACAAGTGGTGTGCCAATTAGGACGCTAACAGCAAATGCTTCTGGTGCGGGAAAGATTGTTCAAACTGGTTATGAAACAACGATTAACAATGTTTCATTGTCTCTTCAAAAGATTGAAATTCAAGCCAAAGATGGCAAAATAGGGTAAATCATGTCAAATTACACCAAAACTACTAACTTTGCATCAAAAGACAATCTATCACCTGGCAATCCTTTAAAGATTGTTAAAGGTACAGAGATTGACACTGAATTTAACAATATTCAGACTGCAGTTGCAACAAAGACAGATAACTCTGCTGCCAACATTACTGGTGGCTCAATTACTGGTATCACAGATTTAGCGGTTGCTGATGGCGGTACAGGTGCTTCTACGGCTACTGCGGCTTTGAACAACCTATTGCCTAGCCAAACAAGCAATGCAAACAAGTATCTTCAGACTGATGGCACTAATGCTACATGGGATGCAGTAAGCCTTTCTACTGCTGACATTACTGGAACTCTACCTGTTGCTAATGGTGGTACTGGTGTAACTTCTTCTACTGGCACAGGCAATGTAGTGTTGTCAAACTCGCCAACATTGGTGACTCCCGCATTGGGAACACCTGCTTCTGGTGTGGCGACAAACTTAACTGGTCTGCCTCTAACTACTGGTGTGACAGGCACTTTGCCCGTGGCTAATGGCGGTACAGGTATTACATCCTTTGGTACTGGTGTAGCTACATTCTTGGGTACACCATCATCTGCTAATTTGGCTTCTGCCGTTACAGATGAAACAGGATCAGGTGCTTTGGTGTTTGCCAATAGCCCCACTTTGGTAACTCCTGCCCTTGGAACACCCGCTAGTGGTGTTTTAACCAATGCTACTGGCTTGCCTATCAGTACAGGCGTTTCAGGTCTTGGAACGGGTGTGGCGACTTTCCTAGCTACTCCTTCAAGTGCAAATCTAATCTCTGCTGTAACAGATGAAACTGGTACAGGTTCTTTGGTTTTCGCTACCTCGCCTACATTGGTAACTCCTGCTCTAGGCACTCCATCTGCTTTGATAGGCACGAACATCACAGGCACTGCCTCTGGTCTGACTGCGGGTAACGTCACTACTAACGCTAACTTAACAGGTGCAGTCACTTCTGTTGGCAATGCAACATCTTTGGGTTCATTTAGTTCTGCTAACCTTTTGGGTGCTTTAACAGATGAGACAGGAACAGGGTCAGCAGTATTTGCTACCTCTCCTACTTTAGTTACACCTATCCTTGGAACGCCTACTAGCGCAACCTTAACAAACGCTACAGGTCTTCCTATCGCTACAGGTGTATCAGGTCTAGGAACTGGCATTGCAACGGCTCTAGCGGTCAATACAGGCTCATCTGGTGCGCCTGTCATCAATGGTGGTGTTCTTGGTACACCCTCTAGCGGTACTGTAACTAACCTTACTGGTACGGCTTCTATCAATATCAATGGTACTGTGGGTGCTACTACGGCTTCTACTGGTGCGTTTACAACCCTGACAACAACAGGAACAATTAACTTGTTGACTGTTGGTCGTGGTGCGGGTGCTGTGTCTACCAATACTGCGGTGGGTGCTAGTGCTTTGGCAAATAGTGGCACTGGTGGTAGCAATAGTTCATTTGGCGGATTAAGTTTAACCAATAACACGGGTAGTTATAACAGTGCATTTGGGTATGGAACGCTATATGCAAACACAACAGGCATTTCTAATGCGGCATTTGGCGGTGCTCAAACAGCATCTGCGGCACTTGGTAACAATACAACAGGCTCGTACAACACGGCACTAGGCGTTGCGGCACTTCAAGCCAACACCACAGCATCTCAAAACACTGCCGTAGGTTATCAAGCCACAAATAGCAATACAATAGGCGCAAACAATGTTGCAGTGGGGATGCAGGCACTTTTCTCCAACACCACAGCATCTAGCAATACTGCTGTAGGTTATCAGGCGGGGTATGGTAATACCACGGCATCTGAAAACACTGCAATAGGTTATCAAGCAGCTTATTCAACAACTGTTAATTCTGGAATTTTAGCTGTAGGTTTTAAAGCTGCTTATTCAACTGCCGTAGCCAATACTGCTGCCGTTGGGTATACAGCATTGCAAAACAATACTACAGGTGCAAGAAATCAAGCATTTGGTAACTATGCTTTATTTACAAATACAACAGGAGCAAATAATCATGGATATGGTGATTCTGCTTTGTATTACAACACTACAGGCTCAAACAACACGGCATTAGGAGCATCGGCTCTTCTTAACAACACCACAGCAAATAGCAACACAGCCGTAGGTTATCAGGCCCTTTACACAAGTATTACAGGAGGTTCTAATACTGCTTTTGGTTATCAGGCTGGATACTCTTGCACTGATGCTTCAAATACATTTATTGGTCAAAGCGCAGGATTGTCAAAAACAACTGGAACAGGAAATATTTACCTTGGCAACGAAGCTGGCAGTACATCAACAACTGGCGATAATAATGTATTGATTGGCAACGCAGTTCGTGCTTCATCTATCACAAACGGTTCTGAACTTGTTATTGCTTCTGGTTACAACTTCACAGGTAAAGGTTCAAATACAGGATTTATTAGTCCCAATGGTGGCGGTGTTTATCAAGGCAACAACTCCTCGTCTTGGTCAACTACTTCCGACCAACGCCTAAAGAAAAACATTGCTGACAACAATGATGGTTTGAACAAAATCAATTCAATTCGTGTTCGCAACTTTGAGTATCGTATTGAAGAAGAAATTACAGAATTGTCAACACATTGCGCCATTGCAAAAACTGGCGTTCAACTAGGTGTCATAGCCCAAGAACTGCAAGCCGTTCTGCCTGAATGCGTGAAACAAGAATCTACTGGCGTTCTGTCTGTGGACACCGACAACTTGACTTGGTACTTAGTCAATGCTGTTAAAGAATTAGAAGCCCGTATTAAACAACTTGAAGGAAATTAAAATGATTAACGAAACACTAACACCAGAACAAATTGCACAGCACTACTCTGCTGCTATGGACTCGGTTAACCTGATTAACGCAGGTAAACCAGAAGGAATGTCTGATGCAGATTGGGCAGATTGTCTGTCACGCAATAAAGAACATCTAATAATTATGGTTTCAAAGACGTTTTGGACAAATGAGGATTTGACTCCTTTCCATTCCGCTATTAACGCTTAAAAATAATGTTCTACGTTTACGAACACATCCGACTCGATACCAATGCCGTCTTTTATGTTGGCAAAGGTAAGGGGCGTAGGTGTTTTGAGGAAAGACGTAGGAATCAGCATTGGAAGCGAGTTGTTTTAAAGGCTGGTGGTTTTGATGTTCGCATTGTTGTTGACAAAATTGATGAGGAACTTGCTTTTTTGGCTGAAGAAGAATTGATTGCAAAACTTAAACTACAAGGATTAACTCTTACCAATATTACAAATGGTGGAGAAGGTACTTCTGGTTATCAGCATACTGACGAGGCAAGAATAAAGTTTAGTAAAACAATGACTCGTACAATGGAAACATATAAGCATATTGTTAGAGAGAGACAGTTAGGTGAAAACAATAGCGCAAAAAAATTAGGCGTTGGCGATAAAATATCAAAAGCATTAACTGGAAGAAAGTTAAGCCTTGAAAGACGGATTAAAAGTTCATTGCCAAGAGGATTAAATCCAAAAGCAGTTAAAGTTTCTTTTAATGGACAAGAGTTTGGTTGTATAAAAGATATGGCTGAATTTCTGAAATTACCTTACACAACACTTGTAAATAGGATGAGAAAAATGAAACAATATCATTGGACAACAGAAGACCTTGCATCACTACAGGCAGCATCAGCATGAAGCTAGAGTTAGACATTAACGAAATCAACTTTGTTTTGCAGACCTTGGGAAACCTCCCATCGTCTAGCGGAGTTTGGCCTCTTATCGTAAAGATTAAAGAACAGGCTGAAGCGCAAGTTCCTAAAGAAGCGGAGTAAACATCATGGCAGTTACTAATGCAGATATTCTGGGGTGGTTGAATGCCAACCCTGGTGCTGATGCGGCTCTTATCAATCAGACAATGGCAGAAGCGGGTGTTAGTGCTGCTCAATATCAATCGGCTACTGGTGCGCCTCCTCCTCCAGTAGCACAAGCGGTTGCTCCACAGGGAATGCTTAGTGGCCCTGCTCCTTCAGCACCTGCTCCTTCAGCACCTACTGTAAGTAATGCCGATATTTTGGGATGGTTTAACGCCAATCCAAATGCAAGTGATGCTCTGATCGCTAAAACAATGCAAGAAGCAGGGGTTACTCCTGTTCGTCTAGCACAAGTAACTGGTGCTCCTGTTGCAGAGGTTGTTAATCGTTTCCAAGCGGCTATTGCTCCTGCTCCTGTAGCTCCAACTCCTGCTCCTGCTAATCCAGCGGTAACAAATGCCGACATTCTGGGTTGGTTCAATGCTAACCCTAATGCTGATGCGGCATTGGTTAACCAAACAATGCAAGCGGCTGGTGTTTCGCCATCACAAGTATCTTCTGCACTTGCTTCTAACCCAGAGGTTGCTAAATCATACCTGACTCAGCAAATTCTTGGTCAAGGCACTACAGAAAAGTGGACAGGTGAAGGTAAAGGATCGCCCCAAGCTAATGCCGCTGACATGGCTAATATTTTGGCTGGCATTGGAATTACTGATATTACTCAGTTTGGACAATTGCCAGATGGAAGTTTTGGTAACAAGTTAACTGGTCAACCCGTTCCTAATACATATTCAGAGCGTCAAACTGGTAATGCTTTTGGTGGAACTTTCTCAGGAAAAGGAAACACAGGTTATCGAGTAGAGTTTGATGCCTCTGGTAAGCCTCTTTTCTATACAACAGGTGCGTCAAGTTCTGATGTTCCTAGTTGGGTTAAACCCGCCTTAATTCTTGGTGGTGCTTATCTTGGTTTAGGTGGTGTAGAGGGATTATTGGGTGGTGCAGCTCCTGCAACATTAGGTGTTACTGGTTCTACTGGTGCTTTTCTAGGCGAGGGTGTTTTGTCTGGTATTGCGGCTTCAGATGCGGCTTTAGCTGCTGCGGGTGGATTGGGGGCTGGCTTTACAGCAGCAGGTCTGCCATCTGGTGTTGGTACTTTCTTGGGAGAAAATGTAGTATCAGGCATTCCAGCCTTTGATGCGGCTTTTACATCAGCTGGAGGATTGTTTAATCCTGCTTTTGGATTGCCTGTTGGTAATGGTGCTTTCATTGGTGAAGGAGTGCCTACAGGAATTCCTGCTTCTGATGCCGCATATTTAAATGCAGGTGGCGTTTTCAATCCTGCTTATCTTGCCCCTGCAATTTCTACTGCAATTCCTTCTGGTGGAGTTTCTCCTGTAGCTATTCCCTCAGGTGCGCCTTCTACTGCGCTTCCTTCATCACTTGTTAATGCAGGTGTATCAACCGCAGTAAATAAGATTATTGGTGGTGGTACATCAAATATTGGTGGAATTCTTAATACTGGTTTGACAACAGGTGCAGGTCTTCTTCAACAACAAACATCACGTGAAGCGGCTCAAAGAGCGCAAGCAATGATTGATGCTGAGACTGCTGCCGCTAAAGCGTCTGCGACTTTCCGTCCCATCGGAATGACTACTCGATTTGGTACTTCACAGTTTGGTTTTGATCCAGCAACAGGTCAGTTGACAAGCGCAGGATATACATTAAGCCCTGAAGCCAAAGCACAACAAGACAGGTTCATGGCTTTGTCTCAGCAAGGTTTGACTCAAGCAGAACAAGCACAACAACAGTTTGCTCCTCTTCAAACAGGCGCTCAAAGGTTGTTTGGTCTTGGTAATCAGTACTTGGCTCAATCTCCTGAAGCGGTTGCTCAGAACTATCTCAATCAACAGATGGCTTTGTTGCAACCAGGCAGAGAGTTAGAGTTGGCTAATCTGCAAAACAGACTTCAACAACAAGGTCGTGGTGGTTTGTCGGTTGCTCAAGGCGGTACTTTGGGTGCTACTACTCCTGAACTACAGGCTTTGTATAACGCTCGTGCTACACAAGAGGCTCAATTGGCGGCTCAAGCTCAACAAGCTGGTCAACAACAGGTTGCATTTGGTGCGGGATTGCTTGGTACAGGCGCACAGACTATGGGTCAGTACTATGGTGGTCAACAAGCCGCTTACGCTCCTTACACGACTGCTATGGGTCAGGTTCAAGGGCTTGAGGCTTTGGGTCAACAACCCTTCCAAATGGGTGCGACTCTTGGTCAAACAGCATCTACTGCGGGTGCTAGGGCTGGTGCTTTAGGCTTAGAAGGTGCAAATATTAGTCAACGATTGGCTACAGGTGCTGCCGCTACTACCAACCCATACTCTACTGCATTGGGTGGTGTTGCTTCTAATCCCGCTTTTGGTCAACTATTGGGTGGATTGTTTAGTAATGTACCAACAACCGCTATGAGTGCACCAGCAACAACATTTGGTACTGGTAACTATTATGGCAATCAAGACCTTGGCTTATATTTGTAAGGAATCATCATGGCAGACAATATCGTAGCGGGTCTTTTTGGCCTAACACCTGAAATGTATGGTGAACAACAACGTAGAAGTTCTTTGCGTGAGGGAATTGAGCTTGCCCAATTAGACCCTGCGGCTCGTGGTGCGGCAATGACCTATGCGGGTGCTAGAGGGCTTGGTGGTGCTATTGCAGGTGCTATGGGCATAGAAGACCCTCAGTTGAAGATGATTACGCAACGTCAGCAATTGCTTGGAATGATTGACCCAAGCAATCCAGACTCATACCTTCAAGCCGCACAAATGGCATTGCAAAGTGGTGATGCACAGGCAGCCCTTGCTTTGCGTGAGCAAGGTACACAAGCCCGTATGCAAGCCATGAAGAATGAGGATTATTTGACCCAACGTGGCGCTCAAATGCAAGCCCGTGGTCTTGAGGGAATGGCTCAAAATTTAATAACACAGTTGAAGAACCCAGATGGTAGTGTTAATGAAGAGGTAAAAAATAGACTGTTGTCGTTCCCGCAAGGACAGGCGGCAATCTCTCAGTTTGCCAAAGTTATTCCTGATTTGCGTAGGATTGGCGCAATGGGTGCTACAGAAGACAATCCATTTAAAGTGTTTATTGACGATCAAACCATTCCAAAGACTGTTCAAACACTTGCAAAACAGTATTCAACTAGTCTTGAAAAGGGAATTCTTGATCCTGAAAAGGTTGATGCAAAAGCTAAAGAGTTGGCTGAGATGACTCAGCGAATTAGTCAGTTTGAACAAAATCAAGCGCAGATTAAAAACAATCAAGACACACTTGCTTCATTAAGGTCTCAAGGTCTTGAGAACTCTCGTCAAAGCCTTTTGATTCAACAAGGCAATCAAGCATTGCAGGCGCAGAACATTGCTTTCCAACAGGATATGAAGAAAGCAGAAGCAGATCGTAAAGCAGAAGCCGCTAGAAGCAAGCCACTACCTTCTTATCTTGCAAAAGAGGAAGAGGCAGATTATGGAACTGCAACTGCCGCAACAAACTTAGCATCTGATGCCAACAACTTCATCAACAGAATCAAGTCTGGTGACATCAAGTTTGGTCTGAAAGATAGAGCTAGTATTAGAACAAGGCAAGCATTTGGCTCACAAGACCCTGATGTTATTGCAAGAGAAGATTATGATAAGTTCTTGAAGGTATTGACCAATGAGAGTCTGCGCTTAAACAAAGGCACACAAACTGAAGGTGATGCTGTAAGGGCGGCAAAAGAACTTGAAAGTTCAGAGTCTCCTGCGGCGGCTGCAGCGGCAATGAGGCGTTTGGTTGAAATCAATGTACGTCGTACTCAGAACGCTTCTGATGATGTATTGCGACGTAGAAAGAATGCTAATTTCCCTGACCCAGAGCGTCCAATTGAAGTACCTAAATTTGATGTTCAGATTATTGACAATGCTGACTATCAAAGGTTTCTTAAAAATCCAAAGTTCCCATCAGGAACGGCATTCATTGACCCCGAAGGACAGAGAAGGACAAAACCATAATGGCTGACTACAAAGATGCACCACTTGCTGAACAACCACAGGCATTTAAATCAGTCCTTGGTTCGCCCGTAGAATACTCAGGGCCAGCCGAGACTCTTAGGTCTGTGGGTCAAGGCTTGACCTTTGGAACACTTGAAGAAATTGAGGCGGCACTTAGAACTGGCTCAATCAGTGGGCCAGAGTATGAGAAACAGCGCAATCTTTTGCGTGAGCAACAAAAACAGTTTGGCATGGATTTTCCCATTGTTAAAACAAGTGCAGAAATTGGTGGCAGTTTAATCGCTCCCCTTGGTATTGCCAAACAGGTGGCAAAACTTGCTCCCAAAACTCAAGATTTAATTACAGGCACAACTACATTGGGGCAACTGCTTCGTGGTGCTGCAATTGGAACAACTACAGGCGCGGCCTCTGGCTATGGTTTTGCTGAGAAGGATGAAGGATCAGAGACTGCAATGGGCGGCGTGTTTGGCGGCGTTCTAGGCGGCTCTGTGCCAATTGTCGTAAAGGGTGCAGGCACTCTTATCAAGAATGTCTTGAACTCTGCGGGTATTGGCGATCAAGAGACTGCGGCATCAAAGATGTTGGCAAACTATCTCCAAAAAGACAATCTTTCGCCAACAGAAGCACAGCAAGCATTGAATGAACTGCGCCGCATTGGCATTCCCAATCCGGTCATTGCTGACTTGGGTAAAAGCCTTAACGACTTGGCTTACAGCGCATACGTTGTGCAATCCAAAGTCAAAGGTGCTACTAAAGAATTCCTTGAAAATCGTCTTATTGACCAACCCAGTAACATTGTGCAGGGCTTGGTTGAAAAAGCTGGCTTGGCTAAAAATGTCAATGGTTTTGAATATCTTGAGGCATTGGCGGCAAATCAGTCACGGCTGGCAAGCCAAGCATACCCACTAGCGTACAGCAAAGATATTGATGCTCGTCCGTTTCGTCAATATGTAGATCGAGATTTATTTAAAAACGCCTATGCTAATGCCGTAAAAAATGCTGATGCACAAGGTAAAAAATTACCATCACTTGAATCAATACGCAACGCTCAGTCTGTTCCTACTGAAATATTGCATGAAATTAAAATTGGCTTAGACCAAGTAGTTGATTCAAATACTGATGCTTTAACAGGAAAAATGACCAAGTATGGCGCTACAGTTGTTAAAGTTAAAGATGAATTTAACGATCTAATTAAATCACTCAATAATGATTACAGAAAAGCAAATGAAGAATTTGCTGATGCAGAACGCATCAAAAAGGCTTTTAGTATGGGCGAAAAATATCAAACACTCAACCCAGCAGAAGCCGCATCTAAAATCAAAAAAATGACTTCTGATGAGAAAGAAGCATTTCGTTTGGGGGTGATGGCTGATGTCAATGAACGCCTTATAGATTACAAAAGTGGTGACTTTACCAAGCAAGTATTTAAATCAGAAAAGCAAAAGCTATTGTTGCGAAATGCTTTTACTGATACTGTTGATGCCAATGGCAAAGTTAAGTCTGCACAGGACTCTTACACTGAGTTTTCTCAATATGTAAAAGGATTGAATCGTCAAGCTGAAACTAAGCAGCGTGTTCTTGCAGGTTCTAGAACAGATGAAAATCAGGCGGTGCGTGAGCAAGCCAACCTTTTGGGTTCACTTGCACAAGCAGTTGTAACAAGTGACCCTGTAAGTATGCTTAGAGCTGGTGGCTCGGCCTTGCTGTCAAGAGCAAAAGGCATAAGCAGTGAAAGTTCAGAGGCTCTGCAAAAACGCTTGTTTACTGTTGATCCAGTAGAGCAGACGGCAATCTTGCGAGAACTAAATCTTAGAGCGCGAAAGCCAAAAACTGGCTTGCTAACTGGTGCTGCGGCTGTTGGAAGTGCCACTGGTATTCTAGGAGATTGACATGAAAGATTGGGTTGAAGCAATCATTGCTTCGGCCTTAGTTCTTTGTTTTGTAATCTTTTGTAGTTATATTATTGTTTGGGCATTTCCGTGATCGCCTTTCTCTTGGCGGCAACCATAGAGTACCGATGTATTAAATGGACTTGGACTGGCGATGTGTTTAATCGCAGAGTAGTCTGTCTCAAGTGGGAGAGAAAGAAGTGATCGATCCAATTTCTGCTCTAGCTGGCATACAGTCAGCTATTTCAATGGTCAAGAAGGCAGCGGGAGTTGCCCAAGACCTAGGTTCACTTGCGCCCATGATTGGCAAGCTATTTGACGCTAAGTCTGTAGCTACAAAAGCAATGCTTCAGGCTAAACAGTCTGGCAAAGGCTCGAACATGGGTACGGCTTTGCAGATTGAGATGGCTTTAGAACAAGCTAGGGCGTTTGAGGAAGAGTTAAAGATGCTCTTCATGCAGACAGGCAAGATTGATGTCTGGAACAAGATTAAAGCCCGTCAAGCAGAGATGGACTTGGCAGACGCTAAAGAGATTAGTGCTTTAAAGAAGGCCGAGAAAGCAGCCAAAGAGAAAGAGCAAGAAATGAACGAACTAGCCATGATTATTGGCGGTTGTGCGTTTGTGTTGTTCTTGGTATTTGTTGGTGTAAATGAGTTGATGGAATTTTGTGCAACGACTCGTAGATGTGGCAGATGAATGAGTACCAGAAGACCTTTGACTTGTGCTTAAAAATCTTCGTTTACGGGGTAGTGGCACTTTATTTCTTGGGTTTTCTGAAGTTCTTACCTGATGATCTGTCAGACAGAATTGTTAATCTTTTACTTGGAAAGGTTGGATTGGGCAAATGAGAATCACCACTTACCAACAGAATGCTCAAATGTTGTCAGAGGCTCACCGAGTGATCCACCAACAGAATATGAAGCGCTTGGCAGAGTTAAGCAGACAAGCTCAACAACAACAGAAAGCCCAAGAGATTAAGACTCAATGGGCTAAAGTGGATGTTAAGGTATGAGATACATATTGCTTCTTTTACTGTTAACTGGTTGTGATGAGAAATATCGGTATTTTTGTCAGAACCCAGACAATTTCCATGCTGAACCTTGCCAGAAACCTAGATGCCAATTCACTCAGACCTGCCCTGAATATTTAGTTGCACCAATCTTGGAGAAAAAAGTTGACGAAGTTAAACCTAACAACTGAAGAGATCGAGGTAAGAATTTGGGGCTTTGTCGTGATTGCAGTCACGCTTATCCTCATGTTTATTGTTGGTGCTTTGCTCTACTCGGTCACTTTTGTGACTCAGCCTATCAAAAGCATGGCCCCGATTGACCAAGCCTATACCAAGATGTTGAACGACATTGTTCTCTTGATCGTTGGTGGTATCGGTGGAGTTATTGGCAAACGGGCTATGTCTAGTGCTTCTAAGGCGTTTAATCCTCCAACGCAACCAATGTGTCAACCAATGGGCTATCAAGGCTCTATGGGCGGTTTTAATTCGTCCTATGCCCCTCCGCAATCTGCCTATGGTTTGCCTTCTCAACCTTTCGGTGCTATGCCTGTTTGGAAGAACCCTGAGTTGGATGAGAGTTGGACACCTGGCCCTCCTCCAACTACCCCTCCTGACCACCTAGAAGATGACCAAGAGCGTGAAGAGTTGGCTCAAGCAAGAAAAGAGGCTGAATAATGTTACCTTTACCTCTCCCGTGGCTGATTGTGGGTGTTCTAGTGTCTTTATTCGGGTCTTACAGGGTAGGACACCACTATGGATGGCTAGAACGTGATGGCGACATGAAGATCGCTATTGCTAAAAAGAACGAAGAATCTCGTAAAACAGAACAGAAATTGACTGAAGAACTGAACCTAAATGCTACTAAATTATTGGAGGCAAACAATGCTATCAATCAAAAGACTTCTGCCCTTAGTGCTGCCAATCGTGCTGGCAAGTTGCGCCTCTGCCCCTCAAGTAACGTATCAACCCCCACAAATACCCCCGTTGCCCCCACAAATACAGAAGCAACCCGTGAACCTGACAGACAGGCTGACCAACCTTCTGATGCCGAAAGAGCAACCATCGAAGCCATCGCAGAAATAGTCGCCCAAGGGGATAAGAATACTGCGGCTTTAAATGCTTGTGTGGACTCGTATAACCAGATGAGAGATTTACTAAATGGTAACAAGTGAACAATTAGCTAGATTACATATTGGTAATCAATGGTTAGATGCCCTGAATGCCACTTTTGAGAGGTTTGACATTATGAGTCCGCTTAGAAAGGCGGCTTTCATTGGTCAATGTGGGCATGAATGTGGGAACTTTAAGATGCTCGAAGAAGGCTTATCTTATTCTGCGGCTGGCCTGATGAAAACATGGCCCAAGCGCTTTGATGCTACCAAGGCTCAAGCGTGTCAGAGAAATCCAAGGCTCATTGCCAATTCTGTTTACGCCAATCGCATGGGTAACAGGGATGAGGCCAGTGGGGATGGGTATCGTTTCCGAGGCAGAGGATGTATACAATTAACTGGCTCTAGCTCGTATTTCCATGCAGGGAAGGCTTTAGGAGTTGATCTCATTATGAACCCCGAGTTAGTGGCTACTCCTATGTATGCCGCACTAACTGCGGGATGGTTTTGGGATACGCATAAGCTAAACCAATACGCTGATTCTCGTGACTATAAGACCATGACCAAAAAGATCAATGGTGGCTTTATTGGCTTAGAAGACCGCATCAAGCACATTAACCATGCCTTAGAGGTTCTTACTTAAATCTTTATACGCCTGAAGCGCCGTCTTTAGATCGCACTGCAATTGCTGAATGCGGTCATCCTGTTCGCACAGTTTGACGTAGCACTCGCCTGCAAAATCAACCAAGCTCTCGCGCTCCCAAATGTCAAACTTGGGCATTTGAATTTGGCGCTTGCGCCAGCCGCTTTGGTTAGTCATTGGTTTCTTTCTTTGAAGGTGCGTCCAGTTCAAGGCGGTAATACTTGGCAGGCATCTTGGCGTTCTTATCCAGTTGCTTACGCAGCCACTCAGCGCCGCCAAGTTCTTGCAAGATCATCCAATGTCTGTCAGACATCCGGACTTGTCGTCCTAGTAGGGGTTCAGGTGGTTTCGGTCTTGGCATTTTGTCTTAAGTGTTTACCAGTTGTTCGTCTGACCCAGCAAAGCTGGCAGTTCCATTTTGCGCCCATATCAACACCGCCCTCTGGCGGCCTATCAGCTTGGCACTTGGTGCAAAACTTTAGTCGATGCACAGGCGTGACTCGGCCCATTTGAATCGCAGGCATCATTAGCGCACTCTCCTGAGAGGTACATCCACAAGGCGATCACGCTCGGGCGGTGGGGGAGCCATTTTCTCGGATGGCGGTGTCCATCCATGCTTGCGCCAAAGTGTTTGCACATCAGCGCCCGACTCCCATTTAAACTCTACAATGCCGTCTTTGTCCATTTTGGTGGGAGTTGACGGGTAACTAATCTTTGAATATGGTGGTTTTTCTAACATGATGTCTCCTTAAAAAGGTATTTGATCCCATTCCCAATGTTCGCACTCAACTGTGCCAGTTATCCATTCTAGTGGCGGCGCTGCTCCATATTGTTGACAGATGCCTGTCTCAAAATTGTTACACTGTCGGCAATTGACTTGGATGGTGTTGATCTGTTTGATCTGGCTGTCCAAATGCCTCTTGATTGCGTTTATTTCGATTAAATTCATAGTCTTTGACCTCTGTGTATTTTCCATTTTTACGGGTTGCAATCCTAACTGGCTCTTCAATGTTGTGAAACTCAAGCCATTCAAGCGCTTCTTGTGTGCCTGATGGCATAGATTTCTTCTCCCTTCGCATCCACCAGTTCTCGGCCTTTTGCCTAGCATAGCCAATGTGACTGAAACAAACCCATTCAGTTGCAACCCGAAGCAGGCCAGCGTAGTAGTCAACCCTCAATGAATCTGGCTTGCCTTCCTTTCGGTGCAGGCCGTAGTCAACTCGGGTCACATCGTGCCAAATCAGTTCTGAGATGCTTGCCTGATTCGACAAGAGCGCTGCCAATGAAATCTTGGCATCAAGTGGTTTGGCCTCTTCCTCTCGGATTTGACCACCGCAATGAATGCAAATGAGAGCTGCGGGGGCGTTGCGTTCACCGCAATCTGGGCAGATGCTGTAGGGTGCTTCCTGAGTGCCTGACCTCTTCTTAGCCCTGCCTTGGATCGTATCCACTGGCCCCAAGCGCTCAACTGTGTCGGTGAAGTCAAGCACCAGGCAATCGGTCTTGCCGTCTGCAATGCGAGTGCCTCGCCCCATCCCTTGCACATAAAGCACTGGCGACCTCGTTGGCCTGCACCAAATAATGCAGTCAACGTCCGGCACATCAAAGCCAACCGACAAAGCCAAGACAGTGACCAAGCAGTGAATCTGATGCTCCTTGAACTGGCGAATCAGGTCTTCGCGCTCTTGTTTGGGGGTTTCGCCGCAGACCACCGCGCTGACAATGCCAAGGGAATTTAGCTTGTCTGCAAGGCTTTCAGCGTTTTTGACACTCGGTGTAAAGGCAATCCATTTCTTGCGCTCTGAGGCGATTTTGGAGGCTTCTGCGGCTACTTTGGAAAGGTATTTTTCAACCTCGCGGGAAAGTTCGCCAATCTTATAGTCTCCATTGGCTATTCCAACGTGGCTTGCATCAATGCGGGTTTCAATGCGGTCTGGTGGGACAAGCGGGGCAATGAACTTGGCATCAAGCAATTCGCGCATAGAGACTCGGCTTGCAATGCCTGTGAACAATGGCTCATCGCCATCAGTCAGCCAAACACCATTGCCCCTAAAAGGCGTGGCGGTCATGCCAACAGTCCTGAATTCGCAAAGTTCACCCAACTTAGACAAGAAGTTGCGGTACATCCCTGCATCGCCTGCCTTCTGGCTCACCAGATGAGCCTCATCAATCACCACGGCTTTGATGTTGCCAAGCAGGTGGGATGCCTTGTGGATGCTGCCAATGGTGGCAACAATTACATCGGCGTTGTACTTCTTTGTTCCAAGACTAGCGCTGACAAAACCAACGCTGATGTTGGGCGGTAATAAGGCTCTGAGTTTGGCCGCATTCTGCTCGGCCAGTTCCTTGGACGGAACTAGCACCACAGTGCGCGGGTGGAAAAGAGGCCATTGATCCCACATTTGGCGCACAATCTCGGCGCAGATCACCGACTTGCCTGCGGCGGTGGGTAACACTAGCAAGGGGATGTCGTGATCCTCTTGGTGCTTTGTCCACCATGCAAATAGGTCTGTGACTGCGCGAGACTGATACTCACGTAGGATCAAAGTCGCTCTCCTCAAGCATGGCATCTGCAATTGCATACGCCCTTTGTGCAATCTTTGAAGGATCATGCCACCATTTGTAGTCACTATCGTGCGCTCCTTGTTCGAGATCGCCAGCAAGAGCTTGCCCTGCAAAGTAGTCACGCAATGTAATTTTGTTAATTGATGGTGTTTTCATACAAACCTCGCATTGTGCTGTTTACGTAAATCAAGGGCAAACTCATCCACCAAGGCGGTCTTGTCTGTGCAGGCATGAATTTCAGCACTGCTGATGTGATCGGGGTTCTTATCTGGATCGCCATTGACAAACTGCTTGCCTTCTGGCGTCTTGTAAACCACATTATCATTTTGATCAAGGTCAACTGGATGACCTGTTTTGGCAAGCAAGATGGGGATGTAGCGGTGATCATTGCAACCTTTGCGCTGCATTCCTTCTGACAAGACTGTGCTATGGGAGGCGCATGACCAAACTGCATTGCCATCCAGTTCAGGCGTGGCATGAACGCATGAACGGCAGGTTGGGGCAGGAACGTCTGTGCCGTGGCAAATGGCGTGATAGTCGCAGAACTTGCACTCAAACCAAGTGGGGTCAGTAGAAACCCCAACTGGTGGCTCGGGTGCGGTAATCACAGCCATTGCCTTGTTGATGATCTCCTGCGCTTCGCACTTGTCGTACTCCAAGCGCTCGGTGTAGATGTCATCGTTGTCTTTGTTGACCACAAAGTAAAGCGCACGATGGCAACCATCTTCCCCAAACTGATCGATTGACCACTTCATGTATATTTGCATCTGCGCGTAGTGTTCGGGCTTGGCTTTCTTTACGCCAAATTTCTGCATTTCTTTGAACATTTTGTCAGATGCGGTCTTGATCTCTAGCAGGTGCGGAGACTTCGGCGCTTGTGGCAGGCCCGTGATGATGCCATCAGCATTGCCCTGAAAGTGGTGGCCTGTGGCGGGTTCTGTGAATGACCACTGTCTGCCAGTTGCAGGGTTGATTTGGTAAACAGTGCAGCCAATGCTAGACAAGTCTGCATAAACTCTAGGCTCTTGCAGGTGACCAGACTGAAACACTCGGTACAGGCGACCAGAGAACTCGGCAGGCTTTGACCACCGGAAAGAGTACCAGTGCTGGCGCAGGCAGGGTTTGCCAATCGCCGAAGCACCAAGGTAAGAGCGCTGAGATTCCGAGCCAAACTTTGCCTTGTAATGGGCAAAGATGGCGTCGGCCACAGGATCAGTAACTGATTGTGGAAGTAAAGCCATTATTTTCTAGCCCAAGCAGGTGCTTTAGACTTGGCGGCCTCTTGCTCTGGTGTCGGCCATGCAGGGGTGTCGGCAACAGGCGCAGGGGTTGGTGCAGGAGCTGGTGCGCTGATACCACCGCCTGCGGCTTCATAGCCCTTGATGTTGTTGCTTGCCTTGTACTGCCCAACAGCTTCGCGCACAGTCACATTGATGCGAACTGGCTTGAAGTGCAGGGCGGCAGTGTCCATCAACTTGATGACGTTCACGGCGTGGCAAAGCGCTGACAACTGGCTTTGTGCAATCCTTTGGGTGTCTTCGTTGCTGTGACGAATGTTAAGGTTCTCCCAAACCTTACGGCCTTTGAACTGGCCATCAATGATCTCAAATGTCAGCTTCAAGCCTTCGCCGTTGCCAGACTTCAAGGGCTGCACATCAGATTCGGTGATGTGAGCCAAATAAGTTCCGGCAGGCAGTGGGCCTGTAGATGCTTGGGGGGCGACTTGGGATGCGTCAAAATTAAACTGAGCCATGATAAATTTCCTAAAAAGTTAAGTTACGAACTGGGGTGATCAAGACTGCGCTTGGGTAAGCGCTGCTTGGAATGCCGTCCAGTCAAGCGGCATATTCTGGAGGCCAAAGCGGTTACCACCGCAATGAGCCGGATGGGGTTCAACGTGCAAGATGCGCTCGCCAGTTGTCGTGGCCTTGGTTTCTTTCTTAGAGAACCCTGCATCTGTCTTGCTTGTGAAGATGCGGTAGCCTGCATAACCAATGACATCTGCCCACTCTTGGACAAGACCTGCGGCCTTGTCGTGCAGTTTAAGGACATGGCTGTCATAACCCTCGGTCAGAGGGTCTTCTATGCGCTTGATCTTGTCGTGGGCAATCAAGATGATGCCCATGCCCTTGGCAGAGCGCAAGACTTCTAGGCCAGACAGAAGGTTACGCCATTCCTCGGCGGCGGCCACGTAGCCCTTACCGAAGCCTGGCTGTTCAATGTTCTTCCAGTTGTTCTGCTTGCACACATACTCTTGGATCATGGGTTCAAGCCAATCAAGCGAGTCAATGAACAAGGTCTGGAAGTCATGGTCTTTGTTGATCAGAGTGTCGATGGCGGCATAGACCTCGGGCAGGCTAGAAGCCAGTGGGAAGGCGTTAGCGTCTACTGCGTCAGCGCCGTCTTCGGTCAGGATGCCAATGGCGTTGGGCGACATGGCGGCAAAGGTGGTCTTGCCAATCTTGCCTTGGCCCACCACCACAATCTTGGGTGAGCGTACACGTTTGGTTTTGGAAATGGAGGATAGATCAAAGGCCATGTTAGTCTTTCAGTTCAATGGATGGTTTTGCGGGTTTGCTAGTGATGAACACTGCTGCCTTGTTGTAGGCGGTAGGGTCAATTTCTGAGAGGGATCGCAGATATGCCAGATTAACTTCAGCTTTCCAGCGAAATGCTCTTTGGGCGTTGTCTGGCAGATCGTCAAAATCGGCAGATAAACGATCAGTATCTACTGTGCGGTTGAGTTTCCAAGTAATTGAGAACTCCTCATCCTTGTGGATGCCTTCGCCAGATTCGGGCTTGGCGAATTGTTCTTCAATCAAGCCCTCAATGCGTAGGCGCTCGGCCTTGGCTTCGTTCTCGGCTTGCTTGGCTTTGCGTAGCAGGGTTGCCAGTTCAGAGATCGTCATTTTTATAATCCTCTAGTGCGGTAGTTGTAATGTGGTCAACAAGGCCCTGCAAGAGCAAGTGACCAATGTCTATGTCTGTGCCTTTGATGTAGGCGCTGACAAGTTCCATAGTTTCGCCATAGTCAGGCTCATTAGGTAAGCCATCGCCGTCAAGTGAGCCAAGTTCTTCGGGGACGTACTCCAAGTGGCAGACCAGATCGACACCTTCGAGTTCGCAGGCGAACTCAATAATTCCTTGGGGGCAGGCAGGCGTGGGGTTCATGCGGCTCTCCTACATTGTTTGTTACAAGCTGGGTTGTGCTTGGACTGACAAACACCAAGAATCTCACAGCGTGTCAGTTTGGGTTTAATGGGTATCCAGACTGTTGTCATGCTGACCACCATGCAACCAGTAGGGCTGCCAAGCTGATGCCAATGGCAAGGGCAGTAAGAAGGTCAAGCCCTGCTTCTGCGCGGGCGGTGAGCCTCGCGCTCTTGACTTCGGGGTAGTGGTAGTGTTTGTGGTGTTTCATGTTGTGCTTTCGGGGGCTTGCGCCCCGTTTGGTTGGATTAGGCTGCGGCTTTCTCAGCGAACAAGCGCTTGGCTTCTGTGCCTTGGTAGGCGTATTCGTCAGAGCCATAAGCTGGATCAATTTCTTCCCAAAATGTTGGTGACAAAAACTGACCAGACTTAAGAGCAGTTTCAACACGAATAGACAAGCGAACTGCTTTGGCTGATGCTTCTTGGCGAAGATCGGGAAAATAAGAATCGCCAGACTCTGGGCAAACAACTTCCTGAGTGCCGTTGAAAGTAGCTGTGTGACGAAAACGGCGACCTGCCTGGTTCTCAATAACAACGTAATACTGCTCGGCAATGAAGGGCTGACCATCGCAAGAGTAGCCTGCGTTGTAAAGATCAGTTGCGACGTGGGCTGTGTAAGATGCGTTCATTTTGTTTCCTATGGCCTTTCGGCGTGATGGACAGAGAACCAATTTCCCTGCCACGCTTTGAATTCTAGCGAGTTGCTAGATGTTGTCAAGCCCTTTGCTAGAATTATTTGCATAGGTGTTTTCCCTATTGCCAAAAGACTCTATCAATGTGCTAGAGTCGATGACTATGAACACACAAATACCACCAGACGAGCGCCGACAACTGGCAGAAAAAGTTGGCATCAATGAGCAGTATCTCTACCAATGTCTCACTGGCAGGCGAGAGATGTCAGCCTGGGAGGCTGTCAGAGTGGAGCAGGCCAGTGAAGGGCGGCTTACTCGGCAGATGGTGTGCCAAGGCAGTTGGCAGTCTATTTGGCCTGAGTTGGTGGAGATCAAAGCATGACTAACCTAACAACAATATTCCCTAACGGCTTTGCCGCAGCCACAGAATCGCAAGACCTGATTAACCCTGAAGAGGGGTTCAGAAAGCATTGCGAGGCATCTGGCTTGCTGATCAAAGAGATCATCGCAGATGGTGAGATTCACAGGGTGGCTCATGTCTCATCCAAGAAGGGTGCATTGGATGGTTGGTACATCTTGCACTCCAGTGGCAAAGTGCCTGTGGGCATTGCAGGGTGCTGGAAAGAGCCAGTGTTTGAGAGTAAATGGATAGCAGACACTGGCAAGGCCATGTCGTTCACTGAGCGCTTTGAGCATGACAAGTGGTTGGCAGAGGTCAAAGCCAAGAAGGATGCTGACAGGTTGGCGAGTCAGGCGGTGGCGGCAGAGAGGGCAGAGGATGAGGTTGGGACGTATGCAGATGCTAGTGATGATCATCCCTACCTTGTGAGGAAGCACGTTGGGGCGCATGGGATCAAGATTGATCGTGCAGGCAGGTTGGTTGTGCCAGTGATTAACCAAGCAGGGGAAATCCTGAGTTATCAGACCATTGATGCAGATGGCAACAAGCGGTTCTTGAAGGGTGGCAAGATTGAGGGTGGGTTTTATGAACTCAGGGGCAATCGCAAGATTGTGTTCGTTGGTGAAGGGTTTGCCACTTGCGCTTCGATCCATGAGGCTACTGGCTACACAGTTCTTGTGGCGTTTGACTGTGGGAACTTAGCCAAGGTAGCCAAGAGCGCCAAGGAGATGTTCTTGGGGTCTAAGATCATCATTGGTGCAGATAATGATCAGTTCACAGAGGGCAACCCTGGTGTTACGAAGGGTCGTGCGGCGGCGGCATTGGTGTTTGGGGAGATCGTTTACCCATCATTTGGGGAGTCTGACATGGTGGACAACAAACCAACAGACTTCAATGACCTGCACTGCCTGCAAGGTCTGGATGCGGTCAAAGAACAGATCGAGCGCGTAGCTGGCCCAATGCGTGACAAACTGGCGTTTGAGTTCTCTCGGGCAGACAGTCTGCAACTGAGCCAGATCAACTGGATTGTGGATGACTACATTGAGAGTGATAGCTTGGCGCAGGTGTTTGGTGACCCAGGCGGTGGTAAATCGTTTGTCTCCATCGACATAGCCTGTTGTGTGGCAACTGGCAAGCCTTGGCATGGGCATGATGTCAAGCAAGGCAGTGTGTTTTACATCGCAGGCGAAGGACATAACGGGTTAGCGAGAAGGTTTAAGGCATGGCAGTTGGGCAATGGGCAGACTCTTGATGGTGCGCCTCTGTACAAGAGCCATAGGGCAGCGCAGTTGTACGATGCAACAGAGGCGGCTGTTGTGGCTGAGAGCATCAAGGAGCTGTCAGCGCAAGCAGGGACAACTCCAAGTTTGATCATCATTGATACTCTAGCCAGAAACCACGGCGGTGATGAGAACTCAACTCAAGACATGAATGCGTTCATTCAGCACTTGGATGTCTATTTGCGCCAACCTTGGAAATGTTGTGTCTTGGTGGTTCACCACTCCGGCGTGGCTGATAAGGATCGCAGTCGGGGATCAACGGCATTGAAGGGCGCACTGGATGCGGAATACAGATGCCAGTTGGACAGTGGAACTAAAACCATAGCCTTTGAATCCAAAAAGATGAAGGATGCAGAGATGCCTGCACCTAAGAACTTTCAGATCACTCAGGTTGATTTGCCCATCCAAGACAAGAATGGAGCGCCAGTTCGGGGTGCGTATTTGACGGCAGTAGACATCTCGGGCCTGATGGGTAATATCCAAAAGCGGGTAGTTCTGTCAGGCAACCAGCGCATTGCCCTGAACTGTTTGGTTGCCATTGAGGTCAAGAGAGCCAGTGATGGGATTGAGGGTTTTGCGGCAATGGTGGACTATGATGAGTGGCGAGATAGCGCCAAAGGGCATGGTTTGAATGCCAGAAGGTTCAAGGAATGTTTGGAAGCACTGACTAAGAAATCAATGGTTTTGGAGAACTCTGGGATGTACCGAACTGTACCGAAATGTACCGAAGTCGGTACAGAACGTACATAGGCTTGATGTACCGAAGCGTGTACCGAAATGTACCGAAACGTACCGAAATGTACCGAGGCAAACCCCCTCTGGTGTACCGAAACGTACCGAACGTGTCTATAGACACGTTCAGGTTCGGTACAAAAAGGGTTTCGGTACAGTCCGGCGGATTTTGGGGTGGTTTTGAAGGATTGGAGTGGACTGCATGATTGAGGTCAGAATGAACATGAAAATTGTCAGTGTGGCGAACATGAGACTGCATTGGGCGGTTAAGGCCAAGCTGGTCAGGGATCATAGAACGAGGACTCGGATGAGCTTGGCTGCTGCGGCGCAATCTTCTGGTTTGGAGATGCTTCCGGTTACTGTGGTTTTGACCAGAGTCGCGCCAAGGCGATTGGATGGGGATAATTTGCAGTCTGGGTTTAAGGCGGTCAGGGATGGTGTCGCTGATTGGCTTGGCGTGGATGATGGTAATGGCTTGATTGATTGGCAGTATGTTCAGAGGTCAGGCAGGCCAGGCGAGTATGCCGTTGAGATTGAGGTGATAAGATGAGTGTGCGCGCAGTTGCCATTGATTGTTGCGCCTTCGGGGAAAGCGCCTTGCGGCGTGAGTACCCATTTTTTTGGGGGTTGTTTTATGGCTAACGCTAATGGCAGGCCGCCAAGCATAAATTCTAGATACTTCTATCGTGAGCTAACGATGCCAGACAAAATGATCTTGGCCTGCGCTGGCTCTGGCAATATTACGATTGGGTTTCGTAATGTCATTGATGCTTACCAAGTTCTTTGGAACGCAGGATATCGCCCTGAGATGGATTTAATCGATTTTCTAGGGCAGTACAAGGGTGAAGGGCAATAATGCCGTATGGATCGTTTTGATGCGTTCTAGGCATGGTTTGCTTGGTATGCGTTGATGCTTTGCGAAGAACTTTTTGAGTTATAACAAAATGTTATAACTGGTGGTCAGGTATGCGTGGAATGCACCCACCGCCTCTTTCCCTTTTTTCTCCCGCCCCGATTCAAATCGATCCGAACCCAGTTATCCACAATGGTCTTGTTCAACTTGTCCACAGTTTGCGGTGGATAACTTGGCAAGTAAAAACAAAGTATTCAAATATCTGTGCATAACTATGCGTCAACTTAACATAATGGCCATTGTATAAAGTAGAATCGGGAAAACCCTTGGTTTTGGGCGCGTTTGCATGGGGGGGGAGGGGGTCGGCCTCGCCGTGATAATTGTAGGTACACCCCACCCACCGAAAAAGCAAAATGGACTAGAATCCATCAAACCCATCTTCCCGAAAGGAAAAAAGTGGAATTCACCCCTGCAACCGAAGAAACGCAACAAACGCAACAAACCCCTACACCCCCTGCAAAGAAGAAGGGCGGCAGACCCAAGGGTTCGGTCAAGATGACCATTCAGCGCTATGCAAACAACCCACCCAAGGTTTTGCCTAAGACTGACCACCAGCGCCTCAAAGAACTCAAGGAGTTAATGATCCGGTCTGGTGGCAAGGATGTGGCGCAGAAGGTGATTGAGATTGCGCTCAACGATGACCACCCAGGCCAGATGGCAGCGCTCAAGATGTGCATTGACCGCACACTGCCAATCAGTATGTTCGAGAAAGACAAAGGCCAACGAAGCGCCGTAACCATCAACATCACTGGCTTGGGTCAAGAGCCACTGGTAGTAGACACTAACCCTGATGCAGAAGACGTAGAGGCAAAGTATGGCTGATCTTAATTTCCAACTATTACCTTGGCAGCAGATTGTTTTCAAAGACCCCGCCCGATTCAAAGTGGTTGCCGCAGGTCGTAGGTGTGGAAAGTCTCGATTAGCCGCCACAACCTTGTTAATTGAGGGATTGCGTTGCCCTCCTGGTTCGGCAGTCTTGTATGTCTCCCCAACAATGGGGCAGTCCCGTCAAATTGTCTGGGACTTATTACTAGACCTTGGCAGAGAGGTGATTCAGAGCAGTCATGTAAACAACCTAGACATTACCCTGATAAACGGAGCAAGAATCTACGTCCGTGGTGCTGATAGACCCGATACCCTTCGTGGTGTCAGTCTGACCTATGCCGTACTGGACGAGGTTGCCGACATTAAACCCGAGGCATGGGAACAGGTCATTCGAGCCAGTTTGTCTGATAAACGGGGGAGAGCATTGTTTATCGGCACTCCAAAAGGACGCAACTGGTTCTACGATACCTTTAAGTTGGGTGAGAGTGAGGATGATCCTGATTGGAAGTCGTGGCACTTCACGACTGCTGATAACCCTTTGATTGACTCAAAAGAGATAGAAAGTGCTAAGAAAACCCTGAGTACCTTTGCTTTCAAACAGGAATACATGGCGAGTTTTACCAACGCTGGCTCGGACATCTTCAAGGAAGAGTGGATCAAATACGGGGTCAAACCTGAACATGGAAGCTATTACATTGCTGTTGACCTTGCGGGATTCGAGGAAGTTGCCAAACAAGCAGCCAATGCTAAGAAGCGTCTGGACGAGTCTGCTATCTCAATCGTTAAGGTCACAGACGATGGGAAGTGGTTTGTTGAGAAGATTGAACATGGAAGATGGGATATCCGAGAAACTGCCTCCAAGATACTGATAGCTATTCGGGACTACCGACCCCTTAGTGTAGGGATAGAGAGGGGGGCGCTAAAGAATGCTGTTTTGCCCTATCTAAGCGACTTAATGCGAAAGAACAACACCTATGCCCACATCATAGATTTGACCCACGGGAATAGAAAAAAAGCAGACAGAATCATCTGGGCTTTACAAGGTAGGTTCGAGCATGGCAGAATTGTGTTAAATTCGGAAGAAGATTGGGATGAGTTCGTAGACCAGTTAATCCTGTTCCCTGCACAAGGGGTACACGATGACTTGCCTGACTCCCTTAGTTACATTGACCAACTTGCTGTCACTTCGTATATGGAAGAAGATGACTCCGAGGAGTGGCAACCAGTAGATATTATTAGTGGGGTATAAGATGGAATATCAAGAACCAACCGAGTCCGACAAGGAAATAGTTAACTTTGTTGTTAACCATTGTGATCGTTGGAGGGATTGGCGAGATGTTAACTGTCTTGATGATTGGCTAGAGTACGAGCGCATCTTCAATGGCGAGTGGGATGTCCAAGATAAGACTAGGGACTCCGAGAGAAGCCGTATCGTTACTCCCGCTACCCAACAAGCCGTAGAGACACGCCATGCCGAGATCATGGAAGCTATCTTTGGTCAGGGTGAGTTCTTTGACATTCAAGACGATATTCGTGATGTCAATGGTAGTCCACTAGATGTTGCTGCCATCAAAGCACAACTGATGGAAGACTTCAAAGTAGACAAGATCAGGAAGTCTATTGACCAGATTGAGTTGTTGGCTGAGATTTATGGTACTGGTATCGGTGAGATTGTTGTCAAAACAGAGAAAGTCTTTGTTCCCGCTACTCAGGCAATACCTGGTCAAATGGGACAAGCCGCTATTGGAGTGGTAGAACAAGACCGCATTGCAGTCAAGATTGTTCCTGTTAACCCCCGTAACTTCTTGTTTGACCCCAATGGCACATCTATTGATGACTGTATGGGTATGGCTATCGAGAAGTATGTCTCCATCCACAAGATCGTTAAAGGTCAAGAAGAAGGCATCTACCGCAAGGTAAAGGTCGGTACTGACTCTATGGACACAGACTTAGAGCCTACCCAAGAAGTCTCTCAGTACGAAGATGACAAAGTAAAACTTCTGACTTACTATGGACTCGTTCCCCGTGAGTACCTAGAACAGTTGGAAAACGAAGATGGTGAAGTAGAAGATTTCTTTCCTGAAGACAGTATTCAGGATGAGTATTCCGATTTGGTCGAAGCAATTGTCGTGATTGCCAATGATGGCGTTCTTCTGAAGGCAGAAGCCAATCCATACATGATGAAGGATAGACCGATTCTTGCTTATCAGGACGACACAGTTCCTAATCGCTTGTTAGGTCGTGGTACTGTAGAGAAGGCTTACAACTCACAAAAAGCCATAGATGCCCAAGTTCGTTCACACTTAGATTCACTTGCTCTGACAACTAGCCCAATGATGGCTATGGATGCCACTCGCCTCCCCCGTGGTGCTAAGTTTGAAGTAAAGCCAGGCAAGGCAATCCTGACAAACGGCAATCCTAACGAGATTCTGTTCCCGTTCAAGTTCGGCAATACTGATGGTTCTAACCTGACAACTGCCAAAGAGTTTGAACGTATGCTTTTGATGGCAACAGGCACTCTTGACTCACAGGGAATGATTACTGCGGTGTCCAGAGATGCTGGTCAGGGCGGTATTTCGATGGCTACTGCCTCGATTATCAAGAAATACAAGCGTACCTTGGTGAACTTCCAAGAGGATTTCATGATCCCCTTCATCACCAAAGCCGCTTATCGCTATATGCAGTTCGATCCAGAGCGTTACCCTACTGTGGACATGAAGTTCATTCCCACGGCAGCACTCGGCATCATTGCTAGAGAGCATGAGCAACAACAATTTATCGCTTTGTTGCAGACTCTTGGCCCGAATACACCTGTTTTGCCTATCATTTTGAAGGGCATCATGGCTAATTCTTCTCTGTCAAACAGATTTGAG